TGAGAAACCCTATGGCGCTAGGCTCCGCACTGATCCCTGTTGCGCGTGCTTCCGACCTTGAAGCGGCAGCGAAACGGGAGGCTTCTGAGAAGCAGATAACACCTTTGGTCCAAGGACTTGCCTCCCACACGCGGAAGCGTTGGGAAGTTATGCGTGATCATTTTCGAGAGGATCTTGAGGACAGGCTGACGGCCTGTGTCCGTGCTCGGAACATGGAGTACGACCCTGCGAAACTCGCTGAGATACAGGAGCAGGGCGGTTCAGAGATATTTATGGGGATAGTATCGTCAAAGTGCCGTACCGCTACTGCATGGCTGCGAGATACGCTCCTAGGGCAAGGTGCGGACAAACCGTGGTCCTTGTCTGCGACGCCGATACCGGAAGTGCCGCCGGATGTAGCGATGGCGATGCAGAATATTATGCGGCAGAACTTGATGCAGTACTACGCCGCTGGGGGCGAGCAGCCGTCTCCACAGCAGCTCAAAGAGCTTGCCTCAGGCATGAAAGACACGGCGATGCGTGCGATGAAGCACGAAGCTGAAAAACGCGTCGAGCGAATGGAGAGAAAGCTCGAAGACCAGATGGTTGAGGGCGGTTGGACGAAAGCCCTGTTTGAGTTTACAAACGATGTTGCGACGTTCCCGTATGCGATCATGAAGGGGCCGATCCCGCGAAAACGTAAAGTTATGAAATACGTGGACGGGGGACTTGCTGTCGTTGAGGTTGTACGCGACGAGTGGGAGCGCGTTGATCCGTTCAAGTTTTATTGGGCACCGTGGGGCGATGACGTCCAGTCTATGCCCATAATTGAGATACACCACCTTACGCGAGACGATGTCGAGAATATGATTGGCATGGAAGGCTACGACGAGGCGTCTGTCCGGTCCCTGTTGGTGGATTTTGGGTCTGGTTCGTTTGACTGGCTCGACAGTGATAGCAGCGACTACGAGGAAGTCACGAGTTTAGATTTTGATGAAGCAAGCTCCGATGTGGTGGCTGCTATACAGCTTTGGGATTCAATTCCCGGCAATTTGCTTCTCGATTGGGGTCTGTCTGAAGAAGAAATTCCGGACCCGCAGAAGTCATACCCCTGCGAAGTTTGGATGGTAAATAACACGGTAATTCGTGCGGTTTTGAATTACGACCCGCTTGGGCGTAAACCTTACTACGTTACTTCCTTCGAAAAAATTCCCGGTCGATTGGACGGTAACGGAGTCGCCGACCTCTGTATGGACGCCCAGAATATGTGCAACGCCGCTGCTCGTGCGTTAGCTAACAATATGGGTATAAGCTCCGGTCCACAGGTCGGCGTGAATATTAGTAGGCTCCCCGCCGGAGAAGACATCACTCAGATGTACCCGTGGAAAATCTGGCAGTTTAGACAGTCAGACTACAACGATTCCTCCCCGCCCCTTACGTTTTTTCAGCCAAATTCCAATGCTGCCGAGCTTATGGCGGTGTTTGATAAGTTTATGGTTCTGGCCGACGAAGTGTCCGGCATACCAAAGTACATGACAGGTGCTCATGTGCCGGGTGCGGGACGCACATCTTCTGGGCTTTCCATGCTTATGAGCAATGCTGGGAAGTCCATTAAACAAGTTATTGCCAACATAGACTTTGACGTAATTCGTCCCATGCTTGAGCGGCAATACCAGAGAAACCTACGTTACGCAGATGATCCGGATTTAATTGGTGATGTACAAAAACGTGCAAGATGCGCGATGTCGCTGGTCGTTAAAGAAGCAGAAGCTGTTCGTAAGAATGAGTTCCTCCGTCTTGTACTGGAAAGCCCTGTTGCACAACAGATTGTTGGTTTGCCGGGGACGGCTGAACTCCTCCGGGATATGGCCAGTAATCTTAACACCAATGTTGATCGTCTTGACCCTTCTCGAGAAGATGTTGAAAAGCAGCAGATGATGCAACAACAGATGATGATGGAGCAGCAAGCGCTAGAGCAGGCAGCTAACTTACAGGAAGATGGTTCTGAGCAAGGTGGGCGTGCAAGTAACACAATGAGCGCAAGGCCTAACGGCCGATAAGCCTATGTGTTGACACGTTAACACATTTAAAGTAGGATTTCAGTAATGATTGATTTGAATCTAACTGATGTGAAGCACGTTCAAGCGTTGCTAAAGATCAAAGAGGCAGGTTCGGCCAATCCATTTGTAGCCTTCTTAGAGGGCGAGATTAAAAAGGCGGCAGCGCGGCTTATACAAGCAGACGACACGGTCACAATCCACCGTTTGCAAGGTCGGGCTGAAGCATTTCAAGACCTACTTTCGGCGATAGAAGTATCGTCAAAGGTAGCAAGGCGCTCGTAAGAGCATGACGAAGCATACCATACGTTGACGCAGCATACCTACGGGCGCTGCAACACGGAGTTGACGCTTTAAGGAGAAAAATATGGCTCTGCCTAAGCAGGTACAAAAGCAGCTTGAGGAAGTAGAAGAACTAGAAAAAGCGCTCTTAGCCCAGAATAATCCGGAGGAACCACAAGAGGAAGCCTCTGAAGAACTGGATACTAAAGCGGAAGAAGCTAGTGAGACAGAACCAGCGCCTAAGCCTGACAAAGCGAAGCCAGCTGACACGTCGCCGACGGACGTAGAGGATGACGGTTTTAAGCAGAAGTACGATACCTTACTAGGTAAATATGATGCTGAAGTTCCTAGATTGCACAAACAAGTGCGTGAACTAACAGGGCAACTTGAGCATTTAAAACAAGAACTTACTGCAAAAAAAGCCGAACCGACAAAGCCGAAGGAGAAAGTCAGTTTAGTGACCGATGAAGAACGAGCCGAGTTTGGCGAAGAACTTCTGGATGTCCAGCGGCGAATTGCGAGAGAGGTTTCTCAAGAATACGAGGACCGGTTTGAGCAACAAGAAGCGGTTATCAAAGAATTGCAAGACCAGCTTGCAAAGACAGGTAGCCAGATTGGTGAGGTCGGTTTTAGTCAAAGATTAGCACAGCTAGTTCCAGACTTTGCCGAAGTTGACCAAGATGATCGCTGGATGAAGTGGCTAAACGAGCATGATCCCATGCTTAGGGGGCCGCGTAGAGTTCAAGCTCAGGCCGCATTTGATGCAGGTGACGCAGAAGCCGTAGCTCACTATGTAAAGTTATGGAAGAAGACGTTAGCTGAACCAGCTGCTCCTGAGAAGCCAGAACGACAAGCAGAGCTTGAGAAACAGGTCGCTCCGACTCGAAGTGCAAACTCGGTAAAACAACCGACAAACTCAAATTCTAAATTGTATTCTGCAAGAGAAATGGATGCAGCTTGGAACAAAGTTTCGTTGTTGATGCGCCGGGGAAGCATCGAAGAGGCGGCAAAACTTGAAGCAGAACTGTCAGCTGCGTACGTTGAAGGCCGAGTTCGTCCATAAATACAGCAGCTGCGTACCACTAAACGTATAGGAGGCCTAAATGGCAGCTGTATTCCCCGTCGTAAGCTCCGGCGCATTTGATACGAACCCGTCTTATTCGGGTACGTTTATCCCTAAGCTCTGGTCACAGAAGCTCAATGCTAAGTTTTATGCAAACACTATGATGACTGAAATTGCCAACACCGATTGGGAAGGCGAAATCAGAAATCAAGGCGACACAATTACTATTCGTACTGCGCCATCAATCACCATCAACAACTACACTGGCGCAGGCATGACTCTGGCCGATGAAGTGCCAACCCCGATTACTGTTGATATGCAGATCGACCAAGGTAAGTACTTCAGTGTACACGTTAACGACGTTCTTGCGCACCAAGCGGACATGGACCTTATGAACATGTTCACAGATGACGCTGCAAAACAGTTGAAAATTTCCATCGAAAACGACGTTTTCTTCCAGTATTTTATCACTGAAGGCGCAGCTGCAGCAAACAAAGGCGCAACAGCAGGAGCAAAATCTGCGGGGTACAACCTCGGTACTGACACCGCTCCGGTTGATGAATCAACACCCGCAAATATCCTCAATACAATCTTGAAGATGTCTGCCACGCTGGATGAGCAAAACGTTCCTGAGGAAGGCCGCTGGCTTGTAATTACGCCCTTTGACCGTCAGCTTCTGATGCAGACCAATATTGCGCAAGCGTACTTTACTGGTGATGCGTCAAGCACCATCCGCACCGGCAAAATTGGAATGTTGGATCGCTTTACAGTCTACGTGTCAAACCTGTTGCCAAAAGGCGCTGCGGGCAAGGCTATGGTTGCGGGACTATCAGCAACATCTTCTGGTGCAACGCTATCAAATGCTAAAGCTCGCCGCATGATGGTTGCGGGTACAAAGCACGCATGTTCATTTGCTT